ACCGCAACCTCGGATCCAGTCATGCCCAAAGCAAAGAGAGAGTCACCAGCTAAAGATTACTGCTTCACTGTTAACAACTACGACGATGACGGAGTTCGATTGCTCTCAGGACTTGTTCAAGGAGGAATCGCAGGATACATATGCTTCGGATACGAGTGCGGAAAAAGTGGAACAAAGCATTTGCAAGGCTTTATCCAATTCACAAGAAAAGTGCGATTTTCAACTGTACAAGCATCATTACCTAAAGGGACTCACATTGAGAAAAGAAGAGGCACTCCGGAGGAAGCGAGCGAGTATTGCAAGAAGGAAGGCAACTATCACGAGGAGGGCAAACTCTCGAAGTCGGGAAATCGCTCAGATTTGGAAGCAGTGGCAAAAGAGGTCGCGAGGGGAGCAAGTGATTTTCAAATTGCCGAGACTTTCCCAGCAGTATTTGTTAGGTATTATCGGGGGCTCAGAGAGCTGCGATGCGTTCTTAACGGAAATGTGCAACGTTCTTGGAAGACACGATGCCATGTGTACTACGGATATCCTGGATCCGGGAAGAGTCTACAAGCCAGCCAATTGGGTACTCAACTCAGTCCCGGTAACGTCTACTATAAGCCACGCGGTGAATGGTGGGACGGCTACGAAAGCCACGAAGTGGTCATCATCGACGACTTCTACGGATGGATCGTCTTCGACGAACTGCTCAAGATATGTGACCGCTACCCTTACAGGGTCCCAATTAAAGGTGGATATCGTAACTTCGTTGCACGAGACATATTCATTACAAGTAATTCCGGACCAGATAATTGGTACCCCAACGTTTTTGAACGGGAGCCAATCAAGCGAGAAGCAATGTCAAGAAGATTCGAGTATGTAATTGAATTTAAAAAAATGTGTGATCATTTTGTTTGTGAAATTGAAAAATTTGATTATGAAAACAATGTATACGAATTAGCAATTTAAATAAAATTTATTAAACTTTAAATTACATCTTTGTACTTTATTTCAATAAGGGGTACATCAGAAGTAAATTTCTTAATAGATCCGGGGGGAGCAATATAATTTAAGCCTTTTCCATGGATTTCAGCGGAAGCCGTGATATTCCACACCGGGACGCTATCACCCCAGTCGCCGTAGGCTTCAGGTAAAGCAGGTAGGCCATCCATGTAGAACTGGGCTCCGTGGATAGGATTTATTCCGGATACAGCATCATCATTAGGGTTAATATAACGGAAGGGAATTGAAGTGGGCACATTAATTGTATTCTCAGCACCGTTGTCAGCAACCGAAGTCACAGTAGTATTCTGACGCATATGCGGTTTTAGAGTCCAGGTAAAGGATTGACGAACAGTCTTAGAAAATACTTTAGGAAAGCAGACGACATCTTCACGTACATCAGGTTCGGAGGTCTCACTTAATTTATTATAAGCAAAGTACACTCTCTGGTCAGCCAATAAAGCACCGGATTCAGTAAAAGCACCGCCACGAGAAAACATTGGAGTAAAGCGTAATTTCACTTTAGCCACTCTCAGTTGTTCTATATGTTCAGCAACATTAGCCCATTTAGGAAAGATTGCAGCTAAATTAAAGTGAACTGACCCAGAAACTCCATTTCTTTTTTGAATTAAGGTGGCGGGTGGCCCCGTTGAATAAATTTTGATGTAATTGGCTCTCATTCGCTTCCAGGTACGTTTCTTATACAAATTAGTGCGGAAAGAACGTGTAGGTGCGAATCTCCGATGTATCCTGCGTCTAAAGTTCATACGACGATGTCCAAAATAATTACGTCTATTAAATCGTCTTCGTAAATTAAAAGCCATTTTTAAGTGCAACTGTACTCGTAGAGAGACCGTTAGATAATAACTTGTTGAGTCAGGCACGCTTAGATAAAAAGAGACGCTTAGATAAGAAGAGACGCTTAGATAAGAAGAGACGCTAGTGACGCAGGTGTAATCTAGAGCCAATCAGAAGGTGGTTCCGAGGTGGTTCCGAGGTTGCGGGTAATACTA